CTAAGACTTGCCCACTAGCTTATCAATAATCTCATGCGGGTCCGCTTGCAAGACTCGTGTGATGTCAAGTAACTCCACCACGTCGAGTCTCCGTTCCCCGCGTTCATACTTCGAAACAAACGACTGAGGCTTCTTGAGCTTGACGGCCAGTTGATTTTGAGAGAGACCCTTCTGTTCACGCAGGGAGATGAGGATTGAGAGCAGGAGCCTGTATCGTTTGGTAAAGACCGAGTGCGTCACCCGACGAATATAAAACCTAAAACGGGTTGAACCCAAAACGGGTTTGGCATAAACTGACAATCGCTTTAGCGGCTTAGAGGGTGTGCCGCACGCATGGCTCCCAGGAACCTCGCGGCGCGTGTGCCCTCTCTTTTTTTTGCGGACGCTTAACAAGATTTTCAGAACTGTCTATACATGTATTTATTTTCGTGAAAGTATTCACAGAAAATCGTTCTGACCCCATCATGGAGACTAGGGCAACGAGCGACGAGCTAAAAGGGGTTTGCATAAGGGAGTTAAAAGGGCAATTAATTGACGGCCCTTTTCTTTAGCAGTATCCTCGACTTGGCCTAAAAATAAAACGAACAGGAATCCTCGTCTGCAATAGGACTTGAGTTCAGGAGAGGTGTGTATATGGCACGAGTAGTCTTTGGTAAACAAACACAAGCAGAGCGCCGAGCCTTTGGACACGCGATACGAGTCGCGAGAATCAGGAAGGGTCTCAGGCAGGAAGATTTGGCACCCTATGTGGGATGCGCCAAGTCTCGTATTTCTTTTATTGAAACTGGCAAGAGCACTGTGAGTAGCGAAGAACTAGCGACGCTCGAAAGAGTGTTAGGCAGGATTCGCAAGCGCGAGCGATGCTCCTTGGCCGAGTTTGGGCGAACCGTACGGCGACAGAGAGTTCGGGCGGGCCGGTCGGTAAATGAGGTTGCGGCCGAATTAGATATCTGGGCGGACAGGCTCACGCGAATCGAACTCGGCCAACACAAGCCGCGACCCAGCGAGAAGGCTAGGCTCGAAAAACTACTAGGCGTCAAGCTACCCGAGCCCGAGGACTACGCCAGAATCTATCCGACGAAGCGCTCGACCACTACCAAGCAGAGAACAGGGCGACGGCCAGCCCAACGGCTCCGCACAAGCGGTAGCTTATGAGGTCTGTTCGAGGTTGTCGCTAAATAACGAAGACCGTCACGGGTCTAAGCCGCGACGGTCTCAATTTCGAAATCGAATGGAGAGTCTGTACTACAAAACACATACCCCAAAAGGAGTGCATATGCTTACTAAACAGAGTTTACCAAATTCCAAAATTAGCGTCTATAGATTGCCGAAAGACTCGGACAACAGGTTTGCTATGGTTGATAGAAGATTCCTTTCAGATGACCATCTTAGCTGGGAGGCCAAGGGACTACTCGTCTACTTGCTCTCAATGCCGAACGACTGGTCGTTCCATCCAAAAGAAATCCGAACGCATGGGCCAGCGGGCAGGGACAAATTCAGTCGGATGCTCAGAGAGCTTGAGTGCGCTGGTTATATCAGGCGCTCCAAATGGCGGGATGCGTCCGGAAAGTGGCGCTGGGCATGGGAGGTGTTTGAATCGCCTGAGTTGTCGGAATCAGCATATTTTGAAGAATTCACCGAGACGGAAAACCCGTCAGTGGCGAATTTTGAAAAATCCACCGTGACTGAAAAACCGTTTACGGTAAAACCGTCACCGGAAAAACCGTTTACGGAAGACCCGTTTACGGAGAACCCGTCAATATACTTAGACTGTCAGACTAATACTGATTCGACTAATACTGATTGGACTAATACTGAGGCACAGAGAGGGGACAATTTCATGCACGATACTGCTGTGCATGAAATTGGCGGGCCTACGCTTGTGCACGAAGACGTGCCCGGCGCGAGCCCGCAACCTGTAGCCGACCTAGACCTTTCAAATTCTCGTTCGTTCTTCGCTGCTGACTCGGTATCCAGCATCGAAAGTAGGAATGTTTCTTCCTTAGAGGTAAAACCGTTCGTATCGACGGCATCTGTAGCAACAAGTGATACGGCCGCTGCGCCCGCGAATGTAATGCAGATTTCTTCTGTGCTTCAAGCCATAGCCACGTCTGCGGCCGAAGCTTCCGTTAGCCCCAACGCATACATGCCTCAGGGCGCGGCGTCTGGGGGCGATTCTCGGCAGACACTAACAGTTGAGGCTGAGGCTGCACGCGAAAACACGAGAGATGACTTTAACGAGCGTGCTGAGGCCCGTCGTGCGGCTGTTAACAAGGCACTCGCCATCGCCGGTTTTAACAGCGTTGAAGGAGAGCAGGATGCATACGAGCGGGGCGAAGGTGAGGAGCGCGTTGTCATTCGCCGGGCCTTTGGTAGCTGGCGTGTTTACGCAACAACAATCAGTAGTTTGACTGGCAAGTCGATTTTGGTTTTGGAGACGCAGCACGATACGGTGGAGCTAGCAATCGACGCAACAGCCCGCAACAACATTGACTCCGGGTATACAAGTGTTGACGCGGCAACAGCGGTCGCTGCATAACACTCGCGATGCCGAGTCAACGCAAAACTATTGACTGCATATTCTATAATCGAGGTAGGTTAGAGCTTTAGTTTCATTTGAAGTGCAGTGCAGGCCGGTGGTCCCACACCGAACATCGTATAACTGAATAACTCGCAATCCCGACCACGGTCGGTCTGGGTTTCCAGCCAAGGTATTGCCACCGCGAAAAATCTGAACAGTCGAGGTGTGCCTAACACTAGGAGACGCATGGCACGAAATCTGAGTCGAAGCAGGCGCAAAGAAATCAGAGCGAAGAAGAAACAGTCATACGTGTTGGAGCATCAGCGGGAACTCGCTGAAGCGGCGCGTAAGCGCTATCTACTGATGCTCGACCCAGAGACAAATCGCACACAGCTACGCAGCCTTGAACGAAGCACGCCGGCATTCGGTTTGCGAGCCGCGTTCGGCGCGATGATGGAGCGGGTGTTTAGGTATGCGCCCACTCCGATACCTACATGCGACATCGAGCACTTTAGATTTCATACCGTTGATTGTACGGACGACTACTCCGAGATGTTACTGCGCTGGCATCAGGCAAGACTCTTAGAGAGACAGGCGGCTTAGGTTCCCACCCAAGGGCCGGGAGCGGGTTCTCACGTAACTATACACTCAAAACTCTCGCTCCCGTCCGTCCACTATGCGCAAGAAAGAGCACTTCATTAATCCCAGCCACCAGCGCGGCATTGACGAGAGGTTGCGCCGTAGCTTTCGCGTTGTTTTCGATGTGAACCACAAGGCTGAAGTTTACTCGGTTGAAGAACGTGGGAAAGCATATGGCCTGACCGCGAGCATCGGGCGCGTGCTACAGCGGGCGAAGATGTATACCCCGCCCTTCCTCACGGCTCACGATATTAGGTTCTTCAGATTCGAAGACAGCGAGCTAACGGACGACCCCGAAGAAATGCAACGTCGCTTTGCGCGGGCTCACGAATTCGAAACAAGGCTCCGAAAGCTTTTTGGCATATGAATGACAACCTCGGCTGCTCAGGCTCCACAGGCTCAACAACGCATACTGGTCACTACCCTAGAAGCCGCAGCGAGACTCGGTGTTACTAGATACTCATTTCTCAAGTGGGTGCAGCACGGTGTCATAAGGCCCGTCATTAGGGGCAGGCGCGGTGGCAGTAAGCCGCGACCCCATCAGTTTGACCTTGAAGAAGTTTTAAAGCTTGCGCGCACCACTCAACGGATAAAGCCGACTCGTAAGGTCACAGACGATGACCTCGTGACCACCCGACAGATACACGAGCTTTTCGGTGTAAGCCCAACCACACTTTGGAAGCGTGTTAGGGCGGGCACACTGGAAGTAGTTGCACATCGCGCAACGGGGGTTGGGAAAGGCCGCACAAACTTCTATCGCATGGCAGATGTTCAGCGAGTTGTCGCTGAGATAGGCGGAGCCGATAGCTTAGCTAGGACTCCCACCCTCGTTTCGATTCTCGAAGCAAGCGCGATGTTGGGCATCAAACAGCGAACCCTCGAATCCTGGAAAACGAAGGGCTGGATTACGGCGGTTGCGGCAAAAGAAAAGCACAGACGCGTCCTCAGGTACGACCTTGAGCAGCTCCGGGCGTTCGTAGCAGACCACACACACGGCAAAGACGATGGCAAGACATCGGACGACACCGTGCTTTCGACATACAGGGCCTCAGAAGCGACCGGCATTTCGAAGCACACGATTGTGCAGTGGCTAAGCAACGGGCTACTACATCCCGTGCGAAAGTGCGCGACGGGCAGCTACTACAGAGTCGGCGACCTACGACGGGTCAAGAGCGAAGTCGAACAGCGAACAACTGATGACGAGTACTTCACATTCGCGGCCAGGTATTACTTCACGATGGGCGATGAGCCGCGTGCCATTGTAACCGCGATGGTTTGTGCCTATGGGGGTGATGAGAGCCCTGAGTATGTGCTGTCTGACGCTATTGCGGCGGTGATGGCGACTCTGAACTGCGGGATGTCTTGTTGTGCGTCGCTTAATCGTCAACAGCGCATTGAGAAGCTGAAGAGTTTCAATAAGGTCTATGCGCCCGAGCCTCACCGATGCTCCACACTCGATTACTCACACAGCCACGCCGATGAGTACGACTCTGTGGATGCTGATGGTGATGGCGATGAGTTCGACTCAGTATTAAGACGAAACGAGAGTGCGCAAGACGACGCATGGCGGAAAGAACAGCGCGAGTTGTTCTGGCTGCGTCTGAGCGGGAAGTACCGACGATGGGCGGTTGATTACCGTCAGCGACTTCGTAGCTGCGAAAACGTGATTTAGCGCGGTGGCTCTCTGTCGCTGACAAGGGGGCCAGACCAGAGGGCTGCCGTGCTTGGTTTATGGGCTTGAGTAGTGGGTGTTATCGGGAATTCAGGGGGCTGACGATGATGCCCGGCGCAACTCAAGCCCACCCAATCCTCAGCACGATTATGTACGAAACAGAATGTTTGCATTTTGACGGCGCTGTCAACGAGGACAGCTATCGGATGCTGTGTTACCTGCCGCTCGGGCATGAGGGCAAGCATGAATATGCGCCCTATCTCGAAGCCGAGGGATTTGAAGACTGGGTAGAAAAAGTTATTCCGGCGAAGGCACGCCTGTGAGGTAAGAATTGAAACCAGATGGATATGTCTATGCGGTGCGGTTGGCACCAACAGCGATTACGGCAGCAAAGACCCTGATACAAATCAAGACGGGTGCTGCACCCATAGAAATCGTCATGGCGCGTGTCTACCAAGTAACTAAGACCGCCTCGGAACTACTAAACATCCAACTCATTCAATACACTGGCTCACCGACTGCTGGCACCGTGACGAGCTTCACGCCCCAACCGCTCTCGCCAAACGACGTGGCCGCGCTCGCCGTTGGTAGTACCTCGGCTACTGGGGTGAATGCGACGGCAGAACCGACAGGCGGCACCGCGAATGTTCTTGATGAGACAGCCTGGAACGTGGTGAACGGCGAATGGATGCATTTGCCAGTCCCAGAGTCCCGCATATGGGTTGCACAGGGCGGCAAGCTGTTTACGTTGAAACTCAATACTGCCCCAGCGGCATCAATGACCATTGGTTGCGTGGTGCACGTCGTTGAGTATCAATGAGAGCTGGCGCAACTCAACACCAAACCGGCGGGGCGGGCGCACTTACAGTAAAGGGCTGGCGGCTCTATTACGGCGACGGCAGTACAGTCGATAGCCGAAACACCGCATGGCAACAAGCAAGGAACGATAACGTACAGGCCCTCATAGTTTTCTATAATGAGTGTTACGAAATCTGGGAGGGCGCACACCTAAAGAGTTATCCCTACAGCAAGGTCTATTGCCAGCAAGACTACTACTGGCTGTACGGCGCTGGGACCGCCGAGGATGCTAGGACCCAGCAGCACATAAAGCGGGGTAGGCTGCTGAAAGATGACGAGTGGTGGGCACTCTATGACCGCATTCATAACGATTTGATTTTCTAATGTCGAACGGTTTCAAAGTTGGAGTATTTAATAAATCTACCGGCGCTGCTCCAGTCGACCAGTCCGTAACCGGAGTTGGGTTTACCCCAAAAGCTCTCATCCTTATTTGTACAGCGGCGACAGCCGAAGGTTCCCAATCCGACCTTGCGCTGGCGATTGGTCTGACAGCGGGTGCAACACAGTCGGAGAGTCTCACGGCCTGGTCCGACGATAATGTCAGTACCTCCAGTACATGGCAGGCAAAATTGGCGAGAGCCCTCACTATTACGGCGATAACTTCCGGGGTTGCCGCCCAGTGTGACTTGAAGTCATTCGATTCGGACGGATTCACGCTGAGATGGCTTACGAACGATGCGAATGCCTATAAGATTCAGTACATAGCATTTGGCGGAAGTGATATCACAAATGCTGCCGTGAAGTTCATGACCCATCAAACCGGCACCGGTAACAAGAGTTTCACCGGCGTTGGTTTCCAACCCGATATAATTTTTCTTTTGAGTGATAACTTCAGCACTCCCGGTCACTTTGGAAACTCAGGACTCTCTATAGGGCTTGGGGCTGGAATGTCCGCGACTAAACGTTGGGCGACCTGCATAAGTGCGGATACCGGCGCGACAATGGCTAATGCCCTGAACGCTCAGACATACCAGCGCACAGACTCTATTTATCTAAGCGTCAATCCCAGCGGTAGTCAGGAACATCGTTTCGATTTGGTATCAATGGACTCGGACGGGTTCACTCTGAATCAAATTGCTAATGTGTCCGACGTCGACTTTGGCGTGCTTTGCATCAAAGGCGGCTCGTGGGATTTGGGCAGTTTCGCTAAGACTACAGGCGCAGCGCCAGTAGACCAATCAGTGACCGGGCTCTCGTTCGCTCCGGATGGGTTCATCCTCGCAAGCGGTAAAGACGTGGCGGCGAGTACAAGTATCGTGGCAAACGCTGTGAATTCCATGGGTGCAGCATCAGGCCCCACTGAGCGCGCCGCAACTAACGTCTTCATGAGCGATACGTCGATACCTACCGCTGCACGCTCGGGCATCTGGACTAATCGGTGCTTCGCTGGCCAAGACCCAAACTCCGCAGTGAATATCGCGGATATTAAGTCCCTGAATAGCGATGGCTTCACAGTCACTTGGACTACTAACGATACAGGTAACAATCCGGGCATCCTCTGGGTGGCCGCTAAGCTCGCAGGACCCGGTGAGTCATTCCCGGCTGGCCATCTAAGAACTACGCCAACGCCACTGCTGAGAATGTAGCGTCGTGCCAATTGCGCCCGCGTGCTCTCAGAACAGAAGGACATTCCGCATGAAGAAGCAGGTTTCGTCATCATCACACGCAACACAAAAAACAATATCCACGCCCAAGATGAAGCGCGCTTCGTTTTGGAAACCGAAATTCATCGAGGCATTACGTGATACGGCTAGTGTTTATCACTCGTGTAAGGCTGCGGGCATTGAACGTAGTACGGCATACAGAGCGCGAGATGTTGATGAGCAGTTCCGCAAGGCGTGGAACGACGCGTTAGAGGATGCTGGAGACCAAGTGGAGTACGCATTACGCAAGCGTGCATGTGACAAGTCTGACTTGGCGTCCATCTTTTGGTTGAAGAACAATCGTGAGAAGTACAGGGAACACACCAGGCTTGAGTTGACAGGCCCTCAGGGCGGACCGATTCAGATAGAGCAGGCCGCGTCAGAGTTCGATTCCAGGCTGGCCGCGTTGATGACAAGGATTACAAAGGGCAGTGATTAGCGGCCCATTTTCCTTTCGATTATTTTCGGTTGTCCCTTAAGTAAGCAAAACCCCAGTTAACGAATTCCTGTAAGCCCTTGTTTAAGTGCGGGTTACAGAAGGTCGGACGAGCCCGTCTGCATAATGACACTTATCGGACGCGGTTAAGTGGCTGAAATACAACGCTTAGATTAAATGTCCCAACAGGTCACCGCCGCTTGGCTAGCCTCACTCCCCGATGTTCAAAGAACGCAGTTCTTGGCGGGTCTGACTACTAAAGACAAGGCGATGCTCCGCTACAAGTGGAGCTTCTGGGCGCGTGAGAAACAGGTCGCGCCCTCAGGCGATTGGTTCATATGGTTGGTGCAGGCGGGCCGTGGGTTTGGAAAGAGCAGGGCCGGTGCCGAGTGGGTGCGGTCAAAGGTTGAAACAGGGAAGGCGAGACGCATTGCGTTAGTTGGCCGTACAGCGGCCGACGTGCGTGATGTCATGGTGCGGGGTGAGTCCGGCATTCTCGCATGCAGTCCCCCAGAGTTCCGGCCCGAGTATGAACCATCCAAGCGATTGCTTACGTGGTCGAACGGCGCAATCGCGACGTGCTATTCAGCGGATGAGCCTGACTTGTTACGCGGCCCCGAGCACGACTGTGCATGGGCTGATGAGATTGCTAGCTGGCAACGTCCCGAAACGTGGGACATGTTGCTGCTCGGCCTCAGGCTCGGCGAGCAGCCGCAGGTAGTTGCCACTACCACGCCGAAGCCAGTGAAGCTTATTCGGGCATTAGTAGAGAAGGCTCGCAAAGACAACTCGGTCATCATCACTAGGGGCAGCACTCACGAGAACAGCGCGAATCTTGCGGCCTCGTTTCTTGAACAGGTTGTTGACGCCTATCACGGCACGAGGCTTGGCCGTCAGGAAATAGACGGTGAGTTGCTTGAAGACGTTGTTGGGGCGCTCTGGCAGTGGTCGTGGATTCTAGATAACAGAGTAGAGAGCGCACCCGAGCTACAGCGCATTGTTGTGGCTATAGACCCAGCGACCACACATGGGGAGTCGTCGGATTACACCGGCCTTGCAGTAGTCGGAAAAGGTAACGACGAGCATTTCTATGTACTGCACTCCGAAGGCGTGAAGCTGAGTCCTGACGGCTGGGCGCAACGGGCGCTGTCACTCTACGACAAATATCTCGCAGACAAGATTATCGCTGAGCGCAACAACGGCGGTGAGATGGTCGAGGCGACAATCAGGAATGCACGTCGCAATGTGCCCGTGAAGACCATACACGCCTCACGCGGCAAGACAGTACGAGCCGAGCCAATAGCCTGCCTCGCGGAGCAGGGAAAAATTCATCATGTCGGAGTCTTCGAATCGTTGGAAGAGGAACTAACTCGTTTCCCTACAGCCACCGAACACGATGATGAGGTCGATGCATTGGTCTACGCACTGAGTGAGCTATCAGGCCGCAAGACGATTCGATTCGCATGACAAACGCTTCACTACTCAAAAGAATGGCACTACGCGTCAAGGGCATATTCAGTGGGCAGGGGTCTGACGGCCCGCGCTTCTTCAACTGGGCCTTTGATAGTCCCGCGTTGTTCTCTCGCTCTCGGATAAACTACGAGAGCGAGGTAGGCGATGTAACGCGCAACAGTCTTGTCATGGCCGCGTCACGCTGGGTGGGGTCAACTATTCCTGAAGCGCCGCTAGTGGTACTGAGCAACAAGACCGGCAAAGACGAAGTTGTATCGAATCATCCATTGGTGAAGCTTTGGAAGAGGCCGAATCCCTTTCACTCGGGCTCAACGCTGCTCAAGTGTTTTGCGCTCAGTTGGCTTACGGACGGCAATGTATTCTTCTTGAAGCGCCGTAATGCTCGCGGCGTCCCGGTTGAGCTTTATTATTTGCCGCACTGGATGGTGTTTCCGCGCTGGCCGTCTGATGGTTCAAAGTTTCTCAGTCACTACGACTACATTGTTGATGGGCAAGCCACTCGCTATGACCCCTCAGAGATAGTGCACATATCGGACGGGATGAATCCGCTCACACGCAGAGGAACGTCCCCGTTGCGGGCACTGATGCGCGAGATATTCTCAGACAATGAGGCCGCGCACTTTTCGGCGGCGCTTCTAATCAACAGCGGCATCCCGCCCTACATAGTTACAAGTCGCGACAATGCGGACATTGATGAAGAGTCGTTGAAGGAAGCTATCAGACGCCAGAGCACAGGAGACCACAGGGGTGAGCCGATAGTGGCCAGTGGCGGTATTGAGATTAAGCAACTCAGCTTTGACCCTGACTCATTGAACCTCAAAGCATGCCGGATGATTAATGAGGAGCGTGTGTCGGCGGTTCTCGGCATTCCTGCAATCGTTCTCGGCTTTGGCGCGGGACTTGAGCGTTCCACGTTCGCCAACTTCCGCGAGGCTCGAGAAGCTTATACAGAGAGTTATTTGCTGCCGCTGTGGAGACACATAGCCGAGGAGCTATCGCTTCAACTCCTAACGGACTTCACAACGGACGAGACTATGCGCGTATCGCATGACCTTACGCAGGTCAGGGTCCTGCAAGACGACCAGAACAAGTTGTATGCGCGACTGACAGTCGGCGTTCGTGGAGGCTGGATAAAGAGAAGTGAAGCTCGGGCGGCTGTCGGATTGGACGTGATGCCCGAGGATGATGTGTATCTTCTCGTGAGTGTCGCTAATACGAGCACCTTTGAGGCGACGGCTGCCTTAGGAAAAAGCGCAGGACGTGCGGCGTGAGCAAGTGCGGCGTTATCGTTTCGGGTAAATCAGTTCGACTCCTCTGCGATTTATCATTGCCATTCGCACTTCTTCCATGATGTGTCGCGGAACGTCCAATGCATTAACGCCTGAGGGAAAGAACTCTAATGGCATCACCCTCTCATTAAAGAGCCATTTTATTCCGGCTTTGAGTCTAGGACCAGTCACTTCATAAGTGACGTTGTCCCAAATCTCCTCAGCAACGAGTTTATCCATCATTTGTGGATTGACCTCGGGGTCGAAAGTGACAGCGCGCGTTATGCACTCAAGAGGAATGACGCCTCTGTAGGCAACTCCGCCCCACTCATTCAGGGAGGCTTGCCATAGGTGCTGGTTCGCTTCTAACTCATTCGCCGCGCGTTCGAGGGCTGCCTCGGCTTCTGCATCCGTTGCGCCCTCATCTGTGTACTTCGCGGCAATGAAGACCTGCTCTGGATAGAGGAGTGTAGCATTCAAGAGAGAGCTATCAATCTCTACGACTGCCCATCTCTCGTTGCTTTTGGAGGCTAAATGCCTTGCAAAGCACGTTGCAGAATACGTCGTCAAATAGACCATCTCTGACAAGGTATCAAGGACTGGAAAGTTAGCTGGCGCATCGCCTCGGGGTTTTAGCCCTTCTTCAATTATGCGGCGAGCCTTTGATTCAGATGTACCGTGATAGAGCTTCATACCGTAAGTATCGCCCCTCGAACCTAATTACGCTAGAGAGAGCCTGTTTCAATTTGGCCTAGCGAAACACGCTGGGCACGCTGACGCTAAGCCTAGAGAGGGCATGCGCATTAATGACCAATAGCTATGACCGAGGGGACCTGGTACACCTGACCGCTACGTTTTTGGCCAATGGCTTCCCGACGGACCCAAGTGGAATCGTATTCAAAACCAAGTCGCCTTCGCGAGTGGTCACAAGTTATGTGTATGGCATAGCCGGTCAGTTGGTGCGTGACTCGACGGGTGTATATCACATCGACTTACGGCCAACAGAAGTTGGTAAATGGCAGTATCGCTGGGAGGCGTCGGGCGCGGCTGAGTCTGCGGAGAGCGGCCGGTTCTATGTTCGCCGATTGAACATCTCAAACGACTGACGCCAGTCCTACTACAGCACCCCCTAACAACCATTGGAGTGAATAGCTGATGAAGCTAGAGCGGAAGTGTGTCTCTTTTTATCTCAAATCCGACAGTCTGCAATCAGGCGAGTTTGCTGGGTATGGCGCAGCGTTCTCGAATCTTGACCGTACAGGCGACATCATCGCGCCGGGTGCATTCACTGCCGGGCTACCTGAGTTCCTCGCTAACGGCTTCATCGCATGGATGCACGAGTGGGACTCGCCGATAGGCAAGGCAATAGAGGCGCGCGAAGACGAGCAGGGCCTCTTCATCAAGGGGCGTATTTCTGACACGGTTCAGGGCCGTGATGCGCTGACTCTATTGCGCGACGGAGTAATCAAGAAGCTCAGTATTGGCTATCGCATCAAGGACGCCGAGTTTTTCAACAGTCTCGATGAACTGGCCGCGTATGCACGCACAAACAATATAACGCTCAGGCTCGATGAGCTTGATGGCGTGATAGGCGGCGTGCGCCTACTCAAGCAAATCGAATTATACGAAATATCACTTGTAACCGTGCCTGCAAATCCCGAGGCGGCGGTTACAGCAGTCAAAGAATTAGATGCACTCATAGAAGGCGGGCTGCATGCTGGCTTGCCTTTCACTGAACACTCGCTGGCAGTGCGTGCCGCGCTAGCTGAGTTTGCAAATCGCGCAAAAGCAATCCAAGAGCTTCGCCAGAAAGAAGGCCGCGTTCTTAGCAATGCGAACAGACAGAAACTGCAATCTGTCATCGACGCATGGTCGGCAGGACAAACCGCGGTCGATTCAATCAAGGAACTTCTCGCCTCAAGTAAACACTCAGAGATGAGTGCCGCTGAGAGTCCCGACAAGAGCGCCGCGAATGAACAGGCGCGAAAGCTCTACGCCCAGTTTTTACGAAATGAAGCCACACAGCTAGGCGCTGCCTAGAGGCTCGCTGGTAGCGACCAGAAGAACAGGAGAAATCTATGTCCAAGTTGAGAGAGATGGCCGAAGAAATTGCGGCCAAGCGGCAAGCACTTGCCGAGATATTCGCAAGCCACACCACTGCCGGTGAGCTTGACATGCCGATGAACATCGTTGAGGACGTGCGTGCAAAGAACAACGAACTCACCGACCTATCCAAGAAGTATGAGCAAGCCCTCGAAAGTCAGCGCATTGCGACTGACAACCGAACGGCTCTTGAGAAGCTAGACCGTGAGGCTGTGACCGGTGTGCGTTTCCCAGCGGGTCAAGCCGCGAGCTTCTCGGTGACCGATGACGGCAAGGGTCACAAGACGCTCGGCGAGTTGTTCGTTGAGAGCAAGGACTACAAGGGCCGTGTTGGTCGCCATGTGACCAGCTCATTTAACTACTCAATCGAGTTTCCGGATGTCGATGTCAAGACCGTGCTGACCACGACCACGGGTTACCCGCCTGAGTCGTTGCGCAGTGGCGTGCTGGTGCCCAGCGCACAGAGGGCCTTGAGGGTCGGCGACCTGATTCCGCAGGGCAACACGTCGCAGAACGCCGTGAAGTTCATGCGTGAAACCACGTTCACGAACAACGCGGCAGAGCGAACGGAAGGCAACGCATTGGCCGAGTCCGCGCTTGCCTACACTGAGGTAAGCTCGCCCGTCCAGAGTCTCGGCACCTTCATCCCGGTAACTGAGGAACAACTCGATGACGTTGACGGTATGCAAAGTCTCATCAATGACCGGCTGGTCTTTATGGTTGGTCTGCGCGAGGACTCGCAGCTACTCAATGGCGACGGCAATGCGCCGAACCTCGCGGGCATTCTGAACACCGCAAACATTCAGACTCAAGCCAAGGGCGCGGACCCTACGCCTGATGCCGTGTATAAGGCGATGGTCAAAGTTATGACCACGGGTGACGCCTCGCCCGACTCTGTAGTGTTTCACCCCGTTGACTGGCAGGACGTGCGTTTGCTTCGGACGACGGATGGTATCTACATCTGGGGCTCGCCGAGTGATGCTGGCCCCGAGCGCATCTGGGGTCTGCCGGTTGTGTTGACTACAGCCATTGCTCAGAACACCGCGCTTGTCGGAGCCTTCCGTGGGTATTCCCACATTTCCCGTCGCAAGGGTGTGACCGTAGAAGTCGGTTACATCAATGATGACTTCCAAAAGATAAAGAAGAGTATCCGTGCGGTCGAGCGATTGTCCCTAGAGGTCTTGAGACCGTCCGCGTTTTGCACCGTCACCGGTGTCTAGTTAGCACACAATGAGTGCGCAATGTCGGGCATGGCCTAGCTGTGCCCGATTTTCATTTCTAAGGAGAGAAATCAAATGCCAGTAATCGAAGGCGGAAACATTATCGAGGGCGGCGCGGATATTTTTAGCGTTGCTATTGGCAGTCCTGCTGCCGTGTCAAACACCGCAGTGCATGGTGCCGTTACGGACAATGGCGCACAGCAAGTAATCACGACCGCAATCACGAGTCCCGATGTTCCACGCAACATAACGGCTACAGCCGGAGGAACGGCGGGCGACATCAAGGCCATTCAGGTTGTTGTTGTTGGCACTGACGCGGACGGCAATGGCATTACCGAAACCCTTCCCGCGTTCACCGTTGATACAGCGGGTACCGTGACGGGCAATAAAGCGTTTAGGAGTGTCACGAGCATCACTATTCCCGCGCACGATGGGAATGGCGCAACGACTGCGGTTGGTTACGGCTCCAAGCTTGGCCTCGGCCATCGCCTGAGCCGCAACAGCGTGTTTGCCGCATTCCTGAACGGCGTCAGGGAAGCCACGGCTCCGGTTGTTACGACCGATGCAACAACACTGTGCAACAACACGGTCACGCTCAACTCTGCGGTGAACGGCAACCCGGTTGTCATTGACTACTACAGGAGCTAGACGTGGAGTTCATTAGAGCGAATAACGAACAACCCAAGACCTATGTGGCTAGTCAGCGTTTGTTTCTGACGAGGGACCGCAGCCGTGTGGTTGAGGAGAGTAGTCCCGACGCGGCTTTCTTACTCGTACCCGAGGGCGGACTCCTCAGTGAAGCTGAGGCTCGGCGGTACGGGTTGCTCAATCAAAAAGCCATCGTAGGCCCACCGCTCAACAAGGCTGTGCTTAGCGCCCCCGAGAACAAGAGGAAGTCGAACAAGTAAATGCAAACCGACGATTTCGCCGCGATGGAAGAACTCAAGCGGCTTTCTCAATTCGATGTTGAGCCCACTATCGATGAAGCCGACCTCGACACGATTCTCAGTCAAGTTCAGGTCTGCTCTGTATGGGTCTCAGGTACTGCATACAGCTACGGCGATGTGGTTGTGCCTACTTCAGCGAATCAAAACGGGCGCAGGTATCGCTGCGTGCGCTCAGGCACGAGCGCGGCAACTGAGCCCACTTGGAATGAGTTTCAGGACTCACGCACGGCAGACGGCTCAACTCTCATATGGGAAGAGTGCGGCGCACAACCAAGGTCGCTTTGGGATATGACGAGGGCGGCGCACAAAGCATGGCTGTTTAAGGCGTCCAAGGCTGCCCCTGATTTTGACTTCTCTGGCGCGGGTGAAAGCTATAAGCGCTCACAGGTAGTAGAGCACTGCTTAGAGATGGCGCGGAAGTATGCGCCGGTTGCGATTGCATAAGATGCGAACCCTGACGACCGAACAAATATCACGAATGCGGAGCACTGTTGCCGACAACTTCACAAGCATAGCCGATGTTGTGCGGCCGTCAGCGGCTATCAATGGCCGTGGCGGAGCGAGTATCACGACTAGTCTCGTGGCGCGTGTCGCCTGCCGGATAGTCGAAAGCAAGACACCCGACGAGCGCATGAGCGGTCAGCAGTTGAAAGCGTTCTCTGGTTACATTGTCTACGTTCCTGTCGGTACGGACGTGAAGCCCAAGGACCAAATCGTTAGCGGCTCGCTCACACTGGAGGTGCTCGATGCGATTGATGCGCCTTCAACAATCCTCGCCCTGGCTGTGTATGCGGTGAGGGTGCGCGCGTGAACCGATTAACAATCAGGGTCCGCAAAGAGAACAGGGCGTCTCAAGTCACTGAGCAGTTCACAAAGTTGGCGGCGGACGCAGTGCGTGAGACCGCCGAGAGTGCGGCAGCAGAGGCACGTGCCCTAGCGCCCGTTCGTACGGGCCGTCTGCGGGCCTCAATAGAAGTTGTTCAAATAAGCGAAACCGAGATGGCGTTCGGGGCGAGCGCGGAGTACGCGCCCTTCGTAGAATTTGGGAGTTCGCATCAGGCTCCTCATAGCTTCATCACGCCCGCGACGATTAACGCACGCGAGAAGTTAGCGCGGAACCTCACGGAATAAATGATAACAGTCAACGGAGTCGTTGAGTCTTGGTTGTATTCCAAGCTCACAAGCAACTCTGCAATCAATACGGCAGTCACTGGACATGTTTTTGACTCAGAGATTCCGCAGGAATTAGGCGAGGTCTATCCGTGCCTTCTCTATGCCTTCATTGCGGGTGGCGACACGATGTATGCGGCCAGCCGAGCCTTCTCGGTACTGCTGTACAAGGTAGTTGTCGTTGGCCCCGCGAGCTTTGAAGTCCTTGACCAAATCTATGGGCCAGTTGATGGACTGCTTCAAGGTAGTGCGGGTGTTGTGACGGGCGGTGAAGTCATCTCTTGCATTCGCAAGCAGCCGTTCAAGCTCACAGAGACAGAGCCGGGCGGCCGAAAGATTAGACAGTCAGGCGGCTTCTATAGCGTTCTAGCCAGAACAATCTAAGACAGTCATTTCCATTACAAGCCATAGCTCACGCGCCGAGCATTGTTCCCTTCAGTCCCCACCACGAAGAGGAGAAACCAAGCTATGGCAGCTATCGCAAAGGTTTATCGCGGTGTGCAGTGCGGAGTCGAAACCACCTCAGGCACAAGCACGGCAGCAAACAAGAAACTCAACTCTTTTGACCTCACACTCACGGGTCAAGGCGAGTCTCGGATATTCAGTCCAATCGGCAGCAAGCGCAACACGCTCGTTGTCCCGCCGGGCAAGCGCTGGACGCAGGCATCAATCGACGGTATCCCGACTTACACGCAGATGGTCTATCTGCTTTCCGGGCTCCTGCGCGCCGCAACCATCAGCACGCCTGTCGGCGCGACAAACGCCAGACGTTGGCTCTTCGACCTTTCCGCAAGTGCGCAGGATGACCCGAAGACCTTTACGGTCGAGCAGGGCAACAGCACCCGCGCCCAGAAGTTCACCTATGGCTATCTGAACGAGTTCTCACTTGAGTTCAGCAAAGGTGACGTGTCTATGTCCGGCACAATGATGGGAAGGGCGTTGCAGGATGCCATCACAATCACGGCGAGCCCCACGGCCATAGCGCTTGAGCCAATTGCGCCGCAGCACGTCGACGTCTTCTTTGCCGACACGCAGGCAGGTCTGGACGGCGCAACGAAACTCGCCGGCGACTTCTCCGCATCGTTCAAGCTTAGTAATCGCTTTGCTTCTCAATACCGGCTCGATTCGACGCAGACTTCTTTTGCCACAATCGTTGAGCTAAAGCCCGATGTAGAACTGTCACTCGTTTTGGATGCCGACAACGCGGGCTATGCGCCGTTAGCAAAGCTCACGGCCGGTTCGAAGCAATTCATCCGCGTGCAAGCCGTGAGCGGCAACGAGGTGGAGACGGGACAACCCTATAAATTCAATCTCGATTTCTGCGGGGCTGTTGCTGCATATCCGGGTACGGGTGAGCAAGATGGCGCGGTCACTGTCGAGTGGGTCTTCAAAGCTATCGAAGACCCTACCTGGGGTAAGGACTTCGAGATTTACCTCATCAACGCTCTGACGAGCCTATAAGCGCAAAGGCTAAACTTCAGTCCCCCACCAAGGAAAGGCAGACATATGGCATTTCGACCACAGAAGCATACTCAAGTTGTGCCCTTGACGATTAGTTTCGGGGACGACGAATCACTTGTTGTTTACTACAAACCTTTTGCACTCACGTTCGGCGATGCGAAGCAGCTAGTCGGCAGTGAGATAGACAAGAAAAGCGACGCCGAGAAGCTCGACATCATGGTTGAGTACTTGCTCAAGTACATCGACCGAGCCGACTGGGAAGATGAGAACGGCAAACCGCTAGGCTTCAATCGCGAAGTGCTTGAGACCCTGCCCATCTTCATCGTGCAAAAGATATTCAGCGCCGTAATGGATGCCGTGAACAGCGGCGGCTCTAAAAGTCCAGAGGGTAATTCAGAAGTATCTGGAGAGTGATGGCAAGTTGGGTAAGGCCCAATTGCCCGATTGGCTCGTAGAGGACACGGTTGCGCGTCGTTACGGCGTCACACCCGCTGATGTCAGAGCGATGCCGTATGAAGATGTAAACCGGGCGCTCATTGTGATGAGTGCAGAAGGAGCAGCCGAGCGAACTAGAGCCCGCCGGGCATCTCGCTGACCGCACAGAACAGAGGATACAGACATGGAAAGAGATGGACTCATTCTTGACCGCGAGCCGCGTTACTTCACCGAGCATAGTGCTGATGAACTCACGGCGCTCGGCTTCAACGACATACAGCTTTCGGGCATACGCGAGTGTTTGGCCAAACGCAAGCTCTACCTCAAGGGGGAAAGCGAGAGGTTCACGCACTCAGCACGTCCGGTTGCGCCAGCCCTTGATAGCACCAAGCGATAACAGGCATTAGCAGTTAACCACAAGAAAGAGGGAGCACTAGCTCCCTTTTTCTTTTTTGGTGACACCCCACCACGCCCTACTCACACATGTCAACCAGTATTGAAGCTCTAAGAGCATATGCAGTCATAGGTGCGGACCTAACCGAGTTGAAGCGAGGCGTTCAGGATGCTGACGCCGAACTTTCCAAGATTGGGGCGAATGCATCGGCGGCTGGCCTGAGTGAGTTTGTCGGTCGCATAAGCGCGAAGCTCAACAGTGTTGGCAGCTCGCTCACTGGCATCGGCATAGGGTTAACGGCTGCCTTTACCGCTCCCGTAGGGCTTGCGGTCAAAGCCGCGTCCGACCTTAGCGAGACTGTAAACAAGGTAGACGTTGTTTTCGGTTCCGCTTCGGGGAGCATTCAGCAATTCGCTCAGGGCTCGGCATCGGCAATGGGGCTCTCGCGCCAGAAGGCGTTAGAGGCTGCTGCCAGTTTCGGCAACCTGTTTGTCACCATAGGCTCAAGCGGCGACGAAGCCGCGAAGATGTCTGTAGCGATGGTCAGGCTTGCCACGGACCTCGCATCCTTCCACAACATAAGACCCGAAGAGGCTCTGGAAAAACTGCAGTCAGGTCTCGTCGGTGAAGCAAGGCCCCTACGCGAAGTTGGCATTCTCCTCAACGAAACCGCGACGAAGGCAGAGGCCGCCAAGCTCGGATTCAAGGGAGTTGGTGGTGAGCTAACGGAACAACAGAAGGTTCTCGCCCGCTACAACTTAATCCTTCAACAGTCAGGCACCGCGCAGGGTGACTTCGCGCGCACGGCGGATGGACTTGCTAATACGAGTCGTATTGTCAGGGCGCAAATAGAAGACCTCGCCGCAAATCTCGGCAGCGTCCTCTTGCCGGTTGCTCAAAAAGCACTGCACGTCTTTAGCGACCTCCTCGCAAAATTCCAACAACTGCCTGAGGGTCTACAACAGACCATTGTTGTAATCGCGGGAGTCGGCGCGGTACTTGGGCCGCTCGTTCTAATTGCGGGCCAGTTCATCTCGGCCATAGGGACAATCGGTTCTGCTGTAAGCGGTATCACTGGACTGTTCAGCGCGTTTGGCGGGGCTGCGGGTGCGGCGGGCGCGGCTGCCGGTGGTGCCGAGGTTGCGGTAGCAGGACTCGGTGCGAGCTTTGCCGCCATTGCCGCTCCAATCGCAATTGCTGTTGCCGCCATTGCCGCCGTTGCTGCGGCGATAGCGAGCAACGTTGGCGGCGTGCGCGACAAGATAGGCGCGCTCATCTCCGAGCTACAGGATGCCTTCTCGAGATTCGTTGACTTCCTGTCCTCGATGAAGGATTCGTTCGAGCAGATTTGGAATGGCGTGCTCACCATTCTTGGCGGAGTAGTAGCGGCTGTTGGCGACATACTCGGCGGGCTCGTCGATGTCATCCGCGCGATTCTGGCCGCGATTCAAGGTGACTGGTCAAAGGCTGGGGAGTTACTCAAGAGCGCGAGTGTCAGCATCTGGCAGGGCATAGTCTCGTTAGTAGTCGGCGTCGTCAGCGGACTGGTGAATATTCTCTCCGGGCTCTGGGATGTAACTACCAATGTCGCAATCGCTGCATGGAATCTGCTCAAAGATTCAGTTGTTAGTCTCGCCCAAATAATTGTCGATAGTGTAGTCGAGTTTTTCTCGACGCTGCCTGAGAGAGCCGGCGCATTCCTGGAAGCACTTCCCGGAGTTGCGGGGCAAGCTCTGGGTCTGCTCGCTGGCGAAGCTTACAAGTACATAAGCGAGTTTGTAACGACCATCATAGACGGCGTATCGAGTCTCGGGGCGCTTATCTGGAGCGCGCTGAAGTCAGCGCTGAATGCGGTCGTTGCATTCTTCGTTAATTTATTCACCACAGGGAGGAATGGCGCACAGAGCTTTCTCGCTGGCGTCTGGGAGTTCCTCAAAGACCTGCCGCAGCTCTTCGTTGACGCGGTTCAAGCCGTATTCAACTTCCTCGTTGAGTTACCCGCCAAGCTGTTGGCTTGGGGCAAGTCCATCGCCTCTAGTTTCTGGAGCGGTCTGCAATCAGGCTTCGCGGCGGGTCAGAGCGGCGCGCTTGAGAACACGCTGAGTGGAGTTGTCGGCGCAATTGGTGAGAGCACCAAGCAGAACATAACGAGTGTCGGCGCGGGTCTGAAGAACTCCATGAGCGGAATGCTCGGTGGAGTCGGCGAGGCGGGTAAGTCCGAAGGCAACAAGGCCGGTGTGAAAATCGGCGCGGGTCTCGGCGAGGGAATAAAGAAAGGTCACAAGCAGGTCAAGGAAGGCTTCGATGACCTAACCAAACATGCGCAAGAAGACTTACAGGGCTTCTTACAGACGCTCGGCTTCGGGATAAAGCTTACCAAACAACTTTGGAATGGCATGACGAGCGATTTGAAAGATGCGCTCAAGAGCCAATCCAAGGCATGGGCTGATGGCCAGCGTGAGCAAGATGCCCAGCTAGCCAGTTTCGTGGCCCGCTCGAAGGTAAGCCTGGATGACGTTAACAACTTCATTAAGGCGAGCGGTGTCGATGCCAAGGTAAGTGCTAAGCAGTTTGCCGATGCATTCGGTTCGAGTGCTGACTCTCTTGTACCCCTCATCAATAAGGTCAAGGAGGCACAGGCGCAGGCTGAGCTACTGCGCACGAAGCTCATTGTAGAGTTCACCCAGTCTCTGCCCACGATTGAGAAGAATGTCATAGGCGTCGGCTCGGCATTTTCACGGCTGAGCGGCAGCAGCAGTCTCGCCTTCGAACAGATGAAGAGCGATGTCGATAACTTCGTCAACGGGGTTATCAGCGGCGAAGGCAGCAAGATGAACTCGGCAATCAGGTCCATCGAGACCGAGTTCATGGAAGTTGCTAGGTCCGCGCATCTGTCCTCAGAAGAGGGCAAGACAGCCTTCATCAGTTTTGTCGACACTCTTGCGAATGAGGTCGGAGGCAAAGGCGCAGAGGTACTTCGCAGCTACACCGACCAGCTACGGAAGACGATGGCCGAGGATACGGCCAAAGGTGTTAGCGCGGCCACACTAGCCTTCGCTGAGTTTGGTGACAAGAGTGTTGTAGACATAGCCCGCGTCAAGGACGCGATGGCTGATGTATCCGACGCTGTTGCAGGCTCCGACACACTGAAGGTCAAAGACGCGCTGGAGAAAATGCACGCGCTCTTTGTGGAGTTGGGTGCGAAGGCGGGCATCAGTCTTGACGAAATAGAAACCGCTTTTAAGCGCTATGCCGACACCGCTACTCAGAAGGGTTCAAACACAACTCGGCAAGTAGCGACAGAGATTGAGGCCGCATTCGCGCGCATAGTCGGCGCATCGCGCGTTATGCAGTCCGCACTCGGTAGTACATTCTCCAGCAATTCGATAATCCTTGCTCAATTCCGCGACGGCTTCACATCGCTTGAGCAAGCGGTGACAGCCCATAACATCCCGAACATCGTGTCGGCCCTAGACAGCCTGCACAAGAAGGTCGAGGAGACCGGGAGACTTAACGGGCTAACGACCAAACAGATTGAGGCTCAGTGGCGGCAACTGTTCGACGCGGCCAAACAGCAGTTCCCCGAGATGACCAAATTGCTGGAGGACTACGATGCCATCCAGCGCAAGATAGGCGAGACCGATGCCTTCCAGAAACTCGCTGACGCGGTCGGCGGACCCATAGCGAATGTAATCAAGGGTGCGCTCAAAGGGCTGGGCGATTACTCCAAAGAAACCCTCGAAAAGATAGGCGAGTTCGCAAGCGGTATCCAAGACATCGTTGGCTCAATGCCCGGCAAGATAGGTGACTCGCTTCGTAAGGTTCAATCCGAAATAGAGCGGTGGGTAACGTTCATTAACGGCGTTCTCAAGGTGCTTCACGGTATCTGGAACAGTGTACCCGAGAGTATCGAGAAGGCCGTTGAGAGCATCATCTCCATATTTCAGAAGAGCACTAAGACAATCGCGGACACGGCTACTACGTCCCAAGACGCGATTCAGAAGGCCGCTAAGAAAGCTTCTGCAGAAACCGAAGGTATGGCGTCCTCCGTCGAAGGCAGCACTTCGAAGATGGGCAAAGCCTTCGCCGTTGCTGCTAGTGCTGTCGGCGCATTCGTCACTGGCCTGGCTACTGCGAATGCCACGGGCAGCAAGTTAATCGGAAGTCTCACGGGTGGCTTACAGGGTGCCATGTCGGGCTTCGCTGCGGGCGGGCCAATTGGCGCGGTCATTGGGGGCATTGGCGGAATCCTTGGTGGGTTGTTCGGCGGTGGCAAGAGTGCGGCTCAAAAACAGAAAGAGAAGCTAGAGCTTGAGCGGTTGAAGCAGGATGTTCAGAAGGGCGCTCAAGAAGTAATGCAGGCTGCATTCGACACGATGCAGAAGGCATTAGAGACCTTTGAAAAACTCGCCGACTTTACCAAGACCCCACGTCGGCTGATTAGCCTGTTCTTCGCACAGATGCAGACAGTCATCAAGCACTTCATTGCGCTTGCCGCAGTGTGGTCTGTGCAGATGCTGGATGCGGCAAAGCGTTTTGCCGAGAGTATCGGTCCAGTTCTCGAAACAATCGGAGTTGGAGTTGAGGCTTTTGAAAAGCTGAGCTTCTTTACTGGTGTCCCGGACAAAGCACTTGTCCTCTTCTTTGTTGCGCTGGAACGGACGCTCGCACTCTTCAATGACATATCCGACAACTGGACTCGCAAGGCCCTGAGAATCGCCCGCCGCTTCGCGGGCCAGGCGTCAGACATCGTTACGACCATCGGTACTGGCGTCGAGGCGTTCCTGCGGCTGAACGACTACAAGGGTATCTCCGCCGAAATTTTTGACCTGTTCGCGCGAGACCTTGAGTTCGCTGTGAACCGCATGATTGAGGTGAGCGACAACATCAGTAATCGCTTCCTCAAGCAGGCCCAACGATTCTCTGACAGAACGCTTTCGATAGTCGCGCTTATCAAAGAAGGCGTCGATGCGTTTCAGGGTATCAATGACTACAAGGCCATTAGCGCTGAGATATTCGACCAGTTCTTAGCCGACCTGAGAATGGCCGTCGAGAAGATGCAGATAGTAGTCGGTGCGATTGACACCGAGATGCTTTCGATGGCATCCGCATTCGCTCAGAAGTCCATGAGCATCTTTGCGGCAATAAAAGCCGGGGTCGAGGCATTCACTGCGCTGCGAGACTACAAAGCGATTCCTGCGGAAATTCTCAATCAGTTCTTGGATGACTTCAAGAACGCAATCGCGCTGCTTAAGGAGACGTTGGCTGTAGCTCTTGAAGGCGAGGAGCTTGCCGCGAAGTTTCAAGAGGCGGCGCTCAAGATTGCCGACTCTCTCACGAAGGCTGGACAGACCCTCGCGGGTATCGGTGGTAGCGCAGCGCGGGCCACAACTGCGGTGGTTGCCGTCGGGGCCGCGACTGTCATGGGTGTAGCGAGCGCCGGAAGTGCGAGCACGTTTACGCCCGCCGCCCTAACGACTCAAACAACGAGCATTGTTTATGGCTCTACTACAACCCACATCGAGGAAGGGCCGATATATTTGCAGGTCGATATGCGGCGCATAAAGGACGTCGAAGACCTGATTGACATTATGAATGAGGCGCGCCAGAAGAGACGCGCTCGGAAGGTCGCTTAGCGTCAGCGGCAAGCATTACTTTCATCCCCCTGTATTTCAAAAGGAGTAGGACTATGGCGAACTCACTTTATGACTTCGGCCGCGAGAGTTTCTTAAGTGGTGGTGCCGATTGGGATACCGATACCATCAAGGTAACTCTCATCGATACAGCCAACTATACCGTAAACCTTGCGACGCATCAGTACATGAACACCAACACGGTGCCAGCGAGCGCTAAGGTAGCTGTGTCGTCTGCATTATCTGGTAAGACCGTAACCGCCGGTGTCGCTGACGCGAATGACGTAACGTATTCTACGGTCACTGGCGCGAGCGTGGAAGCAATAATCATATGGAAGGACGGCGGCGGCGGCGGTACGTCCGCGTCTGGAACGACGGATATATTGCTTGCCTATGTGGACACAGCCACGGGACTCCCAGTCACCCCAAACGGGGGCGATATTACGGTTCAATGGGATTCGGGCAGTTCTCGCATCTTCAAGTTGTAAGACAAAATCCACAGCATCCGGTCGTCACCAACTCTAGGTGGGCTGACGGAGCATTAGGAGGAAACATGGCAGAGTATAAGGACATGATTACAGATGAATTGGTTGCGGCACGCGATGAGCTTGTACAGCAACGTGAGGCGGTACGCGCAAAGCTGTCGGCCATCAGTGCCGTCATTGGGAGCCGAGAAGCAGAGGAGTCGCTACAGAAGAAGTTGGCGTCCATGAGTCCAGCCGAGGTCGAAGCGCTCAAGAGGCTGACACAAAAGGTTGAGCCGAAGGGCGTCGATATATGAGAGACGAATCACCAAGGTACCTGCGAGTAACGGGGTCGCTTGCTTTTATCACGGATGGAAATGGCCGGATTATTTCCAAGTTTCCGGCCAGTGTCAGCCAACAAGAAGCATGCGCTGAGTTAGACGCCGAGGAAATCATCCGTTTGTTTTGGGAGGCCAACGCGTCGCCCTGTTCGGCATGGTACGAAGGCAAGATGATTATGGTGAGTCCCGAGGGCTTGTTGAAGTTCGCCGCCAAGCTGATGGCTGGTCGTTTTCTAGTCAGACCGTTGTAAGGGCCGGGCGCTTTCTCGCTCGCGCTCGGCCTAGCCTGAGTGGGTATCCCTGCCTTTGCCCACTCAGGCGCTTAATTGGCACGCGGCGCAACGCGTCGTGCGCAGAACTTAGACCTTTGCCTTTCCTTCCTTGAGGTAGTTCTCAACACCCTTGAAGAACTTATCCGCAATGCGCCCGCCCGCGCCCCATGCGAATAGCTGCGCCTTCTTTTGCGTATTGAGCTGAACGCGCACCTTGCCATCGTCGGTCTTCTTAACCACAACCCCGCAGCGAAAGCCATTGCTAGCCATCGAGATTCCTGAGTGAAAATTCAGGATGCCACTTTCCTTGTCGCTATGCTCGATGACGAAGTTTTCGTTAGCTGACGCCACTACCGCTTCCCACACCTTCTCGAATGACACATCGTACGTCCGGGTCTTGTCATCCTTATCCTTCGCGATGCCCGCCGTAACCGAGAGCACCACCAACAGAAGCCCACAAGTAAGCTTTCTCATCTCTATAACCCTCCGAATGTTTTGATTAAACACGCCGGTCGATTTATCGCTCGATTGCCCTCACGAGTTCAAGTCGAATTGTGAGGACTAGCCGTCTAGTAGATGCTTGACGGCCGCCAGCTTGTAGTGCGCGCAACGCCTTCGATAGAAGTATGACTCGCATGGGCACACACGTAGTTTGAGATTCACCCGGTAGGTCTTGTCCCGAATGCTTGCTGACGGCACGCTGTACACACCTTCCTCAACCCTCTTGACCCTCAAGAGCCGCGCAAGAAACGACACCACTCGCGACTCCCCAAGCCATTCTTGTAACGTGCCGATTAGCTCTAGCTCTGATGTAGGCAGGACTACTGTCGGCTGTTTTCTTCCAAAGTGCATGCTTCGTTCCTCGTGCATTGACTCGTCTGAAATCGGCAGTTATACGCCCCTAATTGACACCGGAACGGAGGAGCGAGCGCAGGTAGACCTTCCCCAAGGTCCACCCAAGAAGTTTGACACCGTGACGGTATCGCTTCGCTTGGTACTTGGTTCCCGCTGGCCGGGGTATGGGGCTACGAGAGTCCCACGGGCCGGATATTTAACGTCTGCCCAACGAAGGCTGGCACCTCAAGAAAAATCATTCGCTTCAGGCCCACCACTCGGCATAGCCCTGCTTTCTGTTGCTCAGGCTCAATCTTCATTCCGAGTACCTGTCGGCGGTTTCTCTCGCCGCGAATTTCTTGATGTGTTTTGACCAAGCAGCCCCTTCCCACAGACGGAAGCTCGCGCTCCCACACAACAGAGAAAGCCCAATGCAAGTCTGCTGCGTGTCTAAAAACTAGTTAACCGAAGCGCCGAGACCGAGCGCTTTCTTTATCTTGGCAAGGGTCGCTGGCGGTGGTATCGCCACCCCGCACTCGTAGCGAGTGATATTGTAAGTTGGCTGCCCAACCAGTTGACCCAACTCGTACTGCGTCAGACCTTTCCTGATTCGTGCAACTTGAATTTCGAGACTCAGACCTGTCTTCTTGTTCACACACGACCTCCATTAAAGCTTTGGATATGTCTCGCGTCGTACCGTGGTTTGTCCGGCTTGGGCGCTGTTGACTATCTACCTTTATTATAAAGCCCGCTGCAATAGTTATGGTGGATTTGACTCGGCGGGCTCACGAACAGAGTAACTAAAACTTGCTTTAAGGCTTTGCTAAAACTGAGGTAGGAACTCTACTGGTCTACTATTACTCTACCATTAACAACTATACGGGTCCGTGTTTCACCGCCGATTGCGGACGTCTGGACAGAGACATTTTGCCCTTGAACAAACGCTGAACCTTGGGCCTGAGCTTGTGAATAGTTGTATTGCGGAACAAACACTGAACTTTGGGCTTGAGCTTGTGAATAGTTGTATTGCGGAGCTTCAGGCTCGTCCGATTCATCGTTGATGGGTGTTGCTCTTCGAACAGTGGAATTCTTAGCACGCGCAACAGTTTTCTCAACCGGCGCAGCTTCGGGTTGATTGGTCGCTGTCGCTGTCGATTCCGGTTTTGCGGGCGTGACCGTTAGGGTCTGGCTACCGTCCTTATTGTCGTCGCCCACAGTTACTTTGACATTCAGAAGGCTAATATGAATAGTATTCCCATTAATCTGAATAATTTTGGGCGCGCCAAAAGCAAGAATCAGCCCCATTATCCCCATCATCATGAGCTTACCAATCCAATGATTTTGCTTACTTTCCAT